GACTATCTGTCCATGCTAAGCCTTCGTCCCACCAGTCAGGTTGTTCTCGGTGTGACCAATTAGCAAAAGTTGCTTTATCTGTATGATAATACAACCTGTAGCTACCGATGACATCATCTTCATCTTTGAGTTCATCAGGCATAGCCATTAAAAAAGGAGTGAGTCCATTTCTGGGCATATTTTTCGGTTCTGGCAGTTTGTTGATTACTTCAACCACTGATTTGTGTAATTTGCCATATCGATAATGGTATTCATCGTTAAGTGCATTTGCGTAGCAATGAACCCACTCAAAATTATCCAATGATTGTCTAGTCCATATTGTGCATGGGTGGTTATACATCATTGGCAAGTATGGAGTTAGAGGTCGTTCCTCTAAGGGTAAGTGCTTAATAGCAGCTTTCTCTTTGTTTAGCACTTCTCGCTCTTCAGCATTAAGTGCGCGAGGAACATGACCTAACATTTCATCTACCCATATTGCCGTGCAAAGCAACTGAGCTGCTTCTAACGGCATCTTAACTATGTGCTTGTCAACATGATATTGAGCGCACTTGTCTAAATCTTCGTCTAGGTAGAATAAATTCATCTATCTCCAACATTTGTATTGTGGACAAAGTCCATCTTCGTCTAAAGTGCTACAACAAATGTGGCACTCTGTTTCTTCATCATCAAAAAAGCGAGTAGACTCTACCTCGTTTGAGGCGGTTCTACTCGCTTGTATTTCGTCTTTTTCATTTTTCATATAGTATATTATATAAAAAATTTAAGCAAAAGTCAAGAACTATTTTTATTTACTACCAAAGGCCTTGCCAGCCTCACTGATACCAAATGCTCCCAATGTTACTATAACGAATGAAGTATAGATGGTATCTGATATTACCAAGTCCTGACCTAAAAATGCAGTCACTAAATCACATACACCAAATACTGTCATTAAGAAGAAGGAAATAAAACCAATGATTGCTTTCTCATTTATGTCATTATCATCTAAGAATAAATCCATAAATTTACGTTTGCCAGGTTTCATTCTGGCTCGGTCTTGTTTCATCTTCTCAATCAAGTCTTCCGCTGCGTCGAGTTTATCAACTAGCTTCATATACTTTTCAAGGTCTATCTGAACTTCGTTTCTGCTATTATCAGCTACCGTTTCTGCCATTATTTATCCTTTGCTTTACCGACATTGAGTGCTACCCAGTCTAAGACCCAGTAGGCTTTCTTTACCCAGCCGTCGTCCTTTGGTGTAGGTGTAAGCGCTGCTATTAAAGATGCGCCCATTACTAAATATGGAATCACCACTATCCATCTTATTATCCATTCGAAAAATTCTAACATTTTTCTCTCCTTTTGCTCAAGCGAGCCTTTTTCCTTATTAGGAAAGTTTTTCTAGAGGAACATACTTTTGGATTGTGTTTATTTGTATGTCCTCCATTTTTTGAAACTCTATATCATAGCAGAGAATTTTATCGCCTTCTTGACTTTTCATTGACAAAGGCATAAAACTATCATGTAAAGTATACTCTCTACTATAGATTTTATTACTTTTTAAACTTTTAAATTCAATTAGAACTATACCTTGTTCTAATACACTAATTAGTTTTTCACTATCTATCATTTGTTTTCTAACTGCTCTATTCTTTTAATTAAATCTGGATATGCTTCAAACTCGTGAAGCTCTTTACATGGGTGTGAGTTTGACTCTAATTCTATTACTCTATCTTCTAATTCTTCACACCAATCTTCTACATCTTCAAAGCGCATTTGCGCTGCTGGGTTCTTTTCAAACCAACGCGAATCGTTGTGTAGACCCCATAAACTAATTAGGTTCTTTATCCACTGAAACATCTTCTGTAGTTACCTTTCTATAATATACTACCACATCTTTTAGTTCTGTAATATATCTTTTTAATTCTTGCATATTATATGCCATTGTTTCATAATCTGGAATAGTCATTGCAAGAAATACTAATTCTCCTTCTTGTGCTTCGATTATAGCAAATTGTTCTTCAAAGTTCTCTGGTGTAATAGTTAGCCATTGAACTTCTCTTAAATCTATTTCACGAGGCATGATAGGTTGAACTATCTTCCTTTCTATTGGTTTCGCACTTACTTCTATCTGTTTAGTCGGCAGTAGACTGCAATTGGAGACCATCATCGAGGTCATCAACAATAACGCTGAGTTTTTCGATGTCTTCCATAATATGTTTTGTTCCATTATTTATTTTCCTTTGCATTTCAACTGGGTCGCCCATTATTTTAGCACTCAGTTCATAGTTTCTTATAAATTCTGAATATCTATTCAGTTCTCTTTGTGCAGCTTGACTTTTTACTGTCATTTCATTTAGCTGCTGTGTTTGTAGTGTGAAATCATTTTGTAATGTTTCTATTGCTTCTTGTTGGGTAGCGAGTGCTCCCTCTAATGCAAGATTATTTGCTTTAAGCGTAACATTCTCTTGATAAAGCCAATAACTTCCTAGTCCTAATACTAATATGATTCCTATCAAAAATTGATTCATTACATCTCCTGTATTTTGTAGTTGAGCCCTTCTGCTCCTCGTATTTCTACTACTTCTTTGTCATCAGTTTTGAACTTTAAATACTTTTCTTTTTTAGTATAGAATTTACGCACGATAAACTCTTGGTCATCTGCGTCGCCATATGTCGAATTATAACTTACTATAAGTCGATATCTTGTCCTGAATAGACTTACTATCCAGTTCCAAATTTCCTTTATCTTGTTCACTTTGTAATATTCCTATAAATTCTTCAATGTATTCTTCTAAAGTCATTCCTCTTTCAGCCGCGTGTTTTCCTGCTGCCATGAGCAAATGGTTTGGTATGTTTAATTTTATTCCTTTTTTGTCCTTAGACATTAGTCCAATCTTCTCCACAAAATAGTAATGATTCTGCTTCTCTTCTTCTGATTAAGCCGTCTAAGACTTGCCCACCTGCTTTATTCCACCTTTTTATTTGTGCTGGCACTTCGTCATATTCTCCTGCGTTTAGCACTTTTAAAAGTGTTGAGGCTTTAAGATTAGCTGGGCCGAGATTGTATACCCATGATACTAGGGCATCAAACTGGTTTTGTGATAAGTTTACTTTTACAAGGTCTTTTATGTATGATTCATACTCCTCAAGCTCTACTTCTAACATATGTTCTGCGTGAGATTGACTCCACGAATCACCAGGCTGCACATCTTTTGTATGTCCATAACCTATAGTCCAAACTCCTGCTGGACATTTGTATGCGTCTAGCACACAACCTTCAAATTTTTTAATTAAACCTAAGCCTTCTGCTGATATATTCATATTATTGTTTTTCCTAAATAAGAAGTGCCTCAGAGCGAGGCACTTACTAGTTTGACAGTCTATACTAAAGATGATATGCTGTAAAATAACACACCCCCTACAAAAAATAATAAGGTTGTATTCGTAACTTTATCACATAAACTCCCATCTTCGCATATACTCTGTCCTATTTCAATTAATGTTTCCACTATCTATCTCCAAGATTTTCCTCTTAGAGTTAGGAGTCCTAGACAGAGCGATTGTCAGTAACCCGTCTTGTAGATTAACTTTGTCTACTTGTAAGTCTGGATTAAGAATAAATCTTCGTTCAAAAGATTTCAAACTTAAACCTTGATGAACAAATTTTTCGTCCACCTCTAGTTTTTGCTCTTTTTTCCCTGCGATATGAAGTTCCTCGCCATCGGCAATTAACTCCAGTTCTTCTTTCTTCCAACCTGGCACTGCGACTTCAATACGATAGTTGCCCTTATTTTCGATTACATTATATCTTGGGTAGCTAGTTTCCGTGTAAGACGGCATACTAGGCATATCCAAACCAAGCCAAAATTTACTTAAATCAATACTCATGATATTTTTCTCCTTAACCCTTTTCGGTATTAATTGTCTACCCTCTCGGTGTAGACGCGTTAAAATAATGGATAGAGCCCTCTACCCATTACATATATTATACTAAAATTTTCACCTAATGTCAAGAATTATTTTTCTAATCTTCTTCGAAATCTATGTGTCCTTGATGTTTCATATAATCTAGAGTAATACCAATCCCTTCCTTTTTACCAAAGTAATAAGCGAGACCAGTAGCACCTGCTAAGAATATTAAATAGGCGAAATCTACATTTGTTATTAAATTTTCCATTTATATATTATACCAAAATGAGAACCTCTTGTCAAGTTATTTTTTCAACAATCTTAAAAATAATTCTTGACTTTTGCTCTTGGATTTAGTATAATATATAAATGAAAATAATAAATATGATTTTAACTTTGATTTTTGTATCAAGTTGTAGTTTGCTGGACGAAGTAAATTGGTCTCGATTTCCTGAGCCAATCACTACTCCAGAGCCAGAACCAGTGCCTACTCCGACACCAAGTCCGAGTCCCGCACCAGAACCAACTCCTGCACCAGTCACAACAACTACTTCTACAAGTAGTAGTAC